ACGCGCAAAATTTCAACGCCTCGGATGGGCCATTAAGCTTCAAGTGCAAGGCATGACAAAAGCGGCAAAACGGAAACTGGTGGAAACGAAAGTCGATCGGCCGGGACTCGCGCGGATTCTCGGCTGCAGCACGCGAACGGTATCGACCCTCGAGGTTGAAAACGTGATCGTCCCGTCGATCCGCGGGAATCGTGGCAAAGCATCGGTCTATGTCCTCGAGGAGATCGTTCCGAAATTCATCGCCTACAAACTCGAAGGAACCAAGCCGGAGCAGGAGAATTCCCGCGGGCGACGTGATCGCAGCCAGGCGGAATTGACTGAGTTGCGGATTGCGAAAGAGCGCGGGGAGTTGCTGCCACGCGAAACCGTCGTCGCTGAAGCGGCTTCACACATAGTCCGCGTAATGGCGAAGCTTAGAGCGCTCGCATCGCGCGCTGTTCAGGAGGGCGCCATTCCTCCAGATTCCCGCGTAAAAATAGAAGCGATGCTTGAAGAGGCTATCTCTGAGTTTCGTAGTTGGCAAACGCCGATGGAATCCGCCGCGGCGTTCGATGAAGTCGTGGCCTTCGTTCGAGAGAAACTGAGGACTGCGTGATGATCGCGACCGAATGGGCCGATTACGCTACTAAGAGTTTTGTTTCCGCCTGGACGCCTCGCCCAAAGTTCACGGTTTCCGAGTGGGCTGATGCCGAGCGCCTTCTTCCGGAGACCTCTGCCGCCCGCGGAGCTCGCTGGCGAACGTCCTCGACGCCGTACCTTCGCGCGATCATGGATTCGATTGTGGATCCGGAAGCGCGAAAGATCGCCCTGATGAAAGCTGCGCAGACCGGCGGGACCGAAGCGGCCATGAACATGATCGGCTTCCTGATTGCGCACGAGCCGACCGCGATGCTGTACGTGTTGCCGACGTTCGACGATGCGAAGAAGTTCTCGAAACTTAAACTCGCCGACATGATTCGCACGACGCCGGCGCTTCGGGCCGCTGTCCACGATCGCCGGATGTCGAAGGGCGATATGCGATCGGAGTCCACGGTCCTCATGAAGCAGTTCGCTGGCGGATCCCTGACCCTCGGCGGGGCCGGCACTCCCAACACGTTCGCCATGATGTCGGTGCGCATCGCGTTTGGTGATGACCTCGACCGCTGGGAGGCCCTCGACGAAGGCGACCCCGCCGACCTGCTCATGAATCGCGTGCGCACATTTCACGATGGCCGCGCGGTGTTCATCTCCACGCCGACGTTCAAGGGCGCTCCGATCGATTCGCTGTATTCGCGATCCGATCAGCGCCGGTATTTTCTGACCTGCCCGAATTGCAAGCTCGCCGACTGGACGACCTGGAGCGATAAAGAGCACTTCCACGTTCGGTATTCGGACAACGATCCGCAATCTGCGCGCTTGGTTTGCGGTCACTGCAAAGCCGAGCATCCCGAGATGGTTCGCCGTCAGATGGTTGCCGGTGGCGAGTGGCGCCAGACGCGAAAGTCCGATGAGCCTGGACTGATCGGATACCATTTGCCCGCGATGATCTCGACGCTGGGCGTGGTCACGCTGCCGGATCTGGTTGCCGGCTGGATCAGCGCTCAAGGAAGGCGTGAGGCGCTCCGGGCGTTTATCAACACCTCGCTCGCTGAGGCTTGGGACGATCCTGACGATTCGCTTTCGATGGAGCCGAAAGGGGGGTTTATGTCGGCGCGCGAACTTTACGACACGATCCCTCACGCGGCTTCGCTGGTGACCGGCGCGATGGACGTCCAGGACGATCGCTTCGAGTTGCTGTTCGTCGCGTGGGGCCCTCGCGAGGAATGTTGGGTTCTGGAGCACATCGTGCTGCGCAACGACGACGAAGACGAATCCCGCCGGTTCGATCCGCACGATAAAAACGACTGGGCGCGCTTATATGAGCAGCTCTTCGGGAATCCCGGCCTTCGATTCGAGCATGAGTCCGGCGTCATGATTCCCGTCTCGACGCTGGCCGTGGACAGCGGTTTCCTCACGCCCGCCGCATATCAGTTCACCCGGATGAATCGTTCGGTGCTGTACGCGACGAAGGGCATGGAGCGCCTCGACGACGGCCACTTGATCAAGTTCTCGACGGACAAAGAAGCGGCCCAGCGAAAGGGCGTCACGCTCGTTCTCGTGAACACCTCAGACTCGAAGCAGCGAATCGCCGATCGGATCAGCGACGGCATGATTCATTTTCCGAAAACGGATTTTTGCAACGAGGAATTCTTCGCGCAGTTGACAGGCGAGGAAGCGAAGCCGATCTTTAACCCGAAGGGCGTGCGCGTTGGGCAGAAATGGGTGAAGGTCCGGCCGCGAAATGAAATCCTCGATCTGCTCGTGCTCAACATCGCGGCGCGTCAGATTCGAGGGACGTGGAACTTGGAAGACTATCGAAAGAAAGTGGGGATCGAATGAACAGGCCGCTGACGAAAGAAGAGCGCTCCAATATCCAGCAGACTCTTGAAGTCTGGCGAACATCCGGAGACTTTCCTTATTTTTTCAGACTCCTGACCAATGCGATGTGCGCCGAAGCTCTCTGGCGCGAAACCCTGAAGAGATTTCCTCACGGAGACGCCAATGGCGTCTGCTGGGCAGATCCTGATGAGGCGCGGCCTATTCGGAAATGCACCGTCGAAAATTGCGCTTGGCTTCTCGTTAAGGAGGCCCAATGAAATCCACCTGGAGCAAAACCGCATCCAAGGCCGTCTCCGCCGTAAAGCAGGCGGTCAAACGTGTTGTTGAAGGCCCGACCCCGCATCGTTGCGACCCGACCGGATTTTCGTGTGATTGCGCTAGAAAGGCCGCGATCAATTCCGGCGGCGGTACCGGCCGCTGGATTGAAAAGCGAAAGGGGTGGCTGAGGTGATCGCGATGGACGACGATAAATTGGAAGCGGCTGCATCGGCCTCGAAGCGTCTCGCGGGTTTACTCGATGACCCGCATCCAGGCCTTCAGTCGTGGTGGATTGCTGTCGTTCGCCTTAAGACCGAACTTGATGAGGCTATGGGGTGCACGACCGATGGACCACATTGACCGCTCCCACTTCGACGACATTTCCCGGCGCGCAAAAGTCCGCGTGCACGTTGCGGGCGTTCTCTGGGATGCCGTCCAGCGATGCGTCCGGTGCGGTTCGATTCTTTCGGACTATCGAGGCGCAATGATCGCGGATGGCTCGCTACCGCTCCTCGGTTTCGCTGTCGGAGATTCTGTCGCGGTTCATGGGCATAGCAAATGGGTGACGGGCGCGAAGCTGGGGTCGGAGGAAGTGCCCTGCGATCTATTCGAGCGAAACTGACTGGAGGCTGGATGACTGAGGATCTGAAAATACCGAAGTCGATTGCACTGAAGCTGCTTCTGTTCCTTGAAGCGAACCTCACAGGGCAGATAACTTTCGACATTCTCCACGGCGAGATCAAGAGCGCGAAAATCAGCGAGAGCGTGAGGGCGAAAGAAACCATTACCGCGGAAGAAGAATCTTAGGGCACAATCCCCGCAAGCGAGGACACCCGCACAACGGACCTTGCTCCTAAAAGCTCAGGAGCATTCCGTTGGCCTGGACCCAAGAAGACCTCGACAAACTCGACGACGAAATCCGCAAAGTCCAGACGATCAAAGCGACGGCGTTTGGCGACCAATCCACGACATTCCGGGACCTCGATGAACTCCTAAAACTGCGCGCCGTCATGGCGGCAAGAATAAATACAACACGCCTTGGCGCCACGTCCAAGGGGACCACCTGCTGATGGCGAACTGGATCAATCGCGCAATCAGCCAGGTGTCGCCGCAGTGGGCGTTGCGTCGCGAGAAAGCGGCGCTCGCGTTGGAGATCGTTCGGCGCGGGTACGAGGGCGCGTCTGCCGGGCGCCGCACGCAGGGCTGGCGAAAAACCCTCAGCGATGCGAACGCGGAAACGTGGAAGGCCGGTGGGCAGCTGCGAAACGTCGCGAGGGATCTGGTTAGAAATAATCCCTATGCTGCTTCCGCGCTCAACACGATCACGGATCATGCCATCGGCACAGGAATCCAGCCTTCTGAAGAACTGGATATCTGGAAGGCGTGGGCTGAAACGACGGAATGCGATGCTGACGGCCAGAATGATTTCTACGGGCTGCAGAAGCTTGTCATGCGAACGGTTGTCGAGTCCGGCGAATGCCTGATCCGTCGACGCGTCCGAACCAGACCAGAAGAGCGATTCCCCCTACCCCTGAAGCTCCAGGTCCTCGAGCCTGATTTCCTCGATTCCACGAAAGACGGGCCGGGCACTAACGGCGGCCGCATTATCCAGGGCGTCGAGTTCAATCCGATCGGCCAGCGCGTCGGC